AGCTCCGGCCCGGCATGGAGTTGATCGTCCTGTGGGAGCCGGTCGAACATTTCATCATCACGATCCTGCCGCGCGAGGCCGCGACCAGCCGGGGCATGAACGCCTTCAGGAAGGCGCGGGCGCGGGGCAAGAGCGGGCGACCGCAGGGGCGGCGTTGATGGACAGGCGCGCGTTCAACATCATCGAGCGGATCGTCAGACAGGCGCTCTACCAGGGCGCGACCGACACGCTGGTCCGGCACGTCGGCAATCTGCTGCTCGTGATTGAGAAAGAGGCGCGGACCGCGCCCGCGGACGCCCGCCCGGAGCCGGAGCGGCAGGCCGGCGTCATCGGCGCGTTGCTGGCGCCGCATCTGGCCCGGCGGTCGCTTCTCAACAGGGTCGGCCAAGAGGCGACGCCGGAGACCTTGCGGCGCCGACTGGATCATCCGGTCGAGCGCTTGATGCGCCGGCATGATTGGGAGATCGAATATGGCCAGGCCGTCGAGGAGATCGCGGCCGTCTACATGGCGATGTCCGAGGGCCTGATGCCGACCGCCGATCTGTACCGGCTGCGGGTCTCGGACGGCACGCGCCGCGTCTACCGTCAGCCGTGGGAGCGCGTCACCGAGTCCCGGCATCGGCAGTTCCGAGACCACTATGAGCCGTGGGCGCGCGAGATGGACGCCCTGCCGGCCAACCTCAGCGCGCGCGGCCGGCAGATCACCGTATCGAGCGCCGGCAGCCTTAAATTTCGGCAATTCCCCGGGCGGTCGGTCCTGGGCGTGGTTATCGACGTTGTGATCCACGGCTACCAACTCGGTGAGATCGACGATCTGCTGGGCATCCGCCATGGGAGAACGGCCGACATGGTGGTCGAGGCCCTGGACCGTTACGCGCAGATCGCCGGCTGGGTCGCCGGCCCGGCACCGATACCGGCGTCGGCCTCGCAACGGGGGAGACGGGCGGCCGCGCGCGCCTCAAGCGCCGGATAGGCACGGTCCAGGCCGGCAGGAGCACGCCGGTGTGCCGGAACGCCGCAGAAACCTTGATGTTTCGGCATCGATGCCCGGCCGACTACCAATAGGGTATGCCGCCGCCCGCACACGCAACACGTTGACAGCGGGGATGAAAGTGACCATAGATGTGGCACTGTCGTCAGAATTGTCCCCGCCCGCCGGCACCCCGCGCGGGCGATTCCACATCCAGACCCCCGATCCCCGGCCAGCGAGGCCCGGCATGAAGCGCGCCAGGCTCCGCACGCTCGGCTGCACCTGATGCCCCGCGCCGCGCCCCGCGCGTGCCGCTGCGGTGCCATCGTGCCATCGGGTCAGCGCTGCCCGACATGCACGGCCGCCTACGACCGCGCCCGGGGCACCCGCCACGACCGCGGCTACGACGCCGCCTGGGAGGCCTTCCGCGCCGGCTACATCATCCGGCACCCCATATGCTGCACCCCCGGCTGCGGCGCCCCGACGACGGACGTCGACCACATCATCGCGCTCCGGGATGGCGGCACACGCCTGGACGACCGCAACTGCCGCCCCTTCTGCCACCCATGCCACAGCCGACGCACCGCGACCGAGCAGTGGCGACGCTGAGGCGCGGCTTGGCGCTGGGCGCCTGATCGACTAGAATTAAGCGGCCCGACGCGGTGCTATCAACACCCCGCCGGGCCTGACCACAACCGACCTGATGCGGAGGTGCGGCCATGGCTGATGCGGAACCTATACCCGCCCGGCGTTCCTGCAAAGACTGCGGCGGCGAGATAGAGCCCCGATCAGGGCCCGGCCGCCCACGGGTACGATGCACGGCTTGCTCTGGCAGCGTGGCCAGGGTGCCCGAGACCGTCATCTGCGCCAAATGCGGCGGTGCATTCGAGCGGCGGCATAAGAACCGACGCTACTGCTCAAAGAGGTGCCAGGCCAAGGCGCCGCGCCACACCCACACCTGTCAAGAGTGTGGCGCCCGGTTCCTGTCCTACCAGCGCAAGGCCACGGTGTGCTCGCCGGTTTGCTGGGCCGAGCGCGCACGACGGCAACAGCGCGTAGTCAGCAAGCCACGCTCCGAGGCAGCTGCACGCAAGCGGCAACGCATATGCCGGCAATGTAGTAAGGCGTTCGCTCTGCCGCGGAGCAGTGATCCTGGTCACTATTGTTCGCGCGGCTGCGCTGCCTCGGCCCTGCGTATTTATCCTGATGCGAAGGCGGCGAAGAGAGCTTGGCATGCGCGACGACGAGAGCGCCTCGGTCTCCCGCCGGCGGACACGAGGCGGTGCTGCGCCATTTGCGGTGCGTCGTTTCAGAACCAGCATGGGAAGCTATCGTGTTCGGCGGCGTGCGCTGAGATACTCGCTCGGCGCCGCCTAGCTGAGAGGCAGCCCAAAGACCAGCGTCCTCGCCCATGTAAGGAATGCGGAGCGGACTTCGCTCCGGCGTACGGTAACAAGCGCCGCGTATATTGTTCGCCAAGGTGTGCTGCGAAGCGAGCGCGCGCGATACGCAAACACCGCGGCCGGGCGCGTTACCACGGCGTACCCTACCAGCCCATTGATCCAATTATGGTTCTGGACCGCGATGGCTGGCGCTGCCAGATGTGCGGCGTCAAGACCCCCAAGCGCCTACGCGGCACCTTCGACGACCGCGCCCCAGAGCTAGACCACCGCGTCCCCATGGCGATGGGCGGCGGACATGTGTGGGATAACGTTCAGTGTTCATGTCGCCGCTGCAATGCGGCGAAGAATGCCATGGCCGTCCTCGGCCAGACCAACCTATTCCCCACACATGGGCGTACGTAGGGGGGCATATGCCTTTCTGGCGTCGTACCCCTTAGGACCGATTGGGGTGGTTCCGCGAAGAAGCTTCGAATTCGGTCGCCAGAAAATTGAGGTATGCGTTGAATGCGTGGAAGACGGCCGACGCTCAAGGCCATCGTCGGCGGAAAGGCTAAGGCCGACGCCGCTCCGACGCTGTTGCCGCCCCGACACCTACCCAAAACAGCGCGGCCGGAGTGGAAGCGTGTCTGCGCCGATCTGCAGGAGCGCGGCCTGCTCGAGCCCAGCATGGCGAGCCTGATCGCGAGCTATTGCGTGGCGATCTGGCAGGTCGGCCAGTGTGTCAAGGCGATCGAGCGCGACGGTGCCTTCGTCCGGACGAAGCTGGGCGAGCCGAAGCCGCACCCGGCGCATGGCCTGCTGAACAAGGCTCAGGAAATCGTCGCCCGTCTCGGCGCCGAGCTGGGGCTGACGCCGTCGGCGCGCGCGCGGAAGGGATTGCAGGGGCAGGAGCCGAAAGACGATGACGGCGCGCCGGCCGACCTGGATCTATGACGGGAGCACGATCCCGGACCCGAAGAAGAATGGGGCGCGCGCGGTCGATTTCCTGCGGCGGCTGCGGCATCCGAAGTCGACTCTAGCGGATCACGCCTTCGACCTGGCGCCGTTCTGGGAGCGGATCACCCGGCGCATCTACGGCCCGGTCGACGAGGCTGGCCGCCGGATAGTCAAGACGGCATTCATCCTGATGCCGCGCGGCGCGCGCAAGACGACGTACGCGGCCGGGCTTGGGCTGCTCCATACCTTCGGCTACGAGCGGACGCCCGACGGATCGGTCGTGGCGGCGGCGGCGGCCGAGGATCAGTCGCTCCTGGCCTTCGATGAGGCGCACCGCTTCGTGAAGGCGACGCCATGGCTGCGCAGTGTGGCCAAAGTGACGGAATCGGGCAACCTTATCGAGCATGAGCGGAGCGGCTCAGCCTTTCTGGCCGTATCGAGCGACGGCGACGTCCAGCTCGGCAAAACCCCGGCCTTCGTTCTGGCCGACGAGCTCGCGGTGTGGCGCAATCGCACCCTCTGGCGCGCGCTGCGCACCGGCTTGGTGAAGACGCCGGGGACGCTGCTGATCATCATCACCCAGGCGGGCCGCGGCACCAACAATCTGGCGCACGAGCTCTACGACTATGCGCGGCGCGTCGAGAGCGGGGCGGTCGACGATCCGGGGTTCCTGCCCGTGCTGTTCGAGTCCGATCCGGGCGACGATTGGCAGGACGAGCGTATCTGGCACACGGTCAATCCGGGCCTCGAGATGGGCTTCCCCGATCTTGCCGGGCTGCGGCAGCTGGCGCGAGAAGCGGCAGAGCGGCCCGCGGATCGCGACGACTTCCGGCAGTTCCATCTGAATTGCTGGCTAGAGCATTCGGTCTCGCCCTTCGTCGACATGGGCGTCTACGACGCCGGCGCCGACCCGGTTGACTTGGGCGCGCTTGAGGGCGAGCCCTGCTGGCTCGCGGCCGACTTGTCGACGACGACGGATTTGAGCGTGGTCGTCGCCTGCTGGCGCGACGGCGACGACTACATCGTCTGGGCATGGTTCTTCTGCCCGGCCGACAACCTCGATATCCGGTCGCGGCGCGACAAAGTCCCCTATGCCCGTTGGGCCGAGGCCGGCTTCATCACGCCGACCGAGGGCAACGTCATCGACTATCGCGCGGTCGAGAAGCGCATCCGTTGGTGCTGCGAACACTTCGACGTGCGCGAGATCGCCTTCGACAAGGCCTATGCGCAACCCGTGATGGCGCCGCTTCTCGACGACGGCCTGCCGGTCATCACGATGCAGCAGGGCTGGGTGACGCAGGCGCCGGCGGTCAAGGAATTGGAGCGCGCCATCGTCGGCCGGCACTTCCGCCACGGCGGCCACCCGGTGCTGAGGTGGAACTTCGAGAATATCGCGGTCCACACCGACTCTGCCGGCAACAGGACGTTCCACAAGGGCAAGTCGCGGGACCGGATCGACGGCGCGACCGCGGCGTGGATGGCGGTCGCGCGAGCCAGTGCTGTCGGCGGTTCGGAAGGCAGCATCTACGACGATCCGGCCCGCTACGAGGCGGCGTTCGGGCGCGGTCCGGCGCCTCAGGCGAGCGAAGCGGCGTCGATCGATTACGCGATCCTGCAGGATAGCCGCCATCCGCGGTTCGCCGAGATGCGCGAGCGCTGGGAGGCTTGGCGGGCGCAGCAACCCGACGATGACATGGCTGACGCATGACGAACAAAGTCGCCTTCATCTCCGGCGCCACCGGCATGGACGGCGCCCATCTGGCGCGCCTCTTGCTCGGCAAGGGCTACGAGGTGCACGGCCTGCTGCGCCGCGCCAGCACGTTCAACACGGGCCGGCTGGACGCCGTGCGGCGCGAGATGCCGGAGGTCGAGGGCCGGCTGGTCCTGCACTACGGCGACATGACGGACGGCCTGAGCCTGCTGCGCGTGCTCGAGAAGGTCCGGCCGACCGAGGTCTACAATCTCGCGGCTCAATCGCACGTCGCGGTCAGCTTCGAGACGCCGGAGTATACGCACGACACCATCGCGGGCGGGACGCTGCGGCTGCTCGAGACGATCCGGCAGATGGGGCTGCCGGCGCGCATCTATCAGGCCGGCACGTCCGAGATGTTCGGGTCGAGCCCGCCGCCGCAGAGCGAGGCGACGCCGTTCCGTCCCCGCAGCCCCTACGGCATCGCCAAGCTGGCCGCGCACTGGACGGCCGTCATGTATCGGGAAGCCTACGGGATGCACGTCAGCAACGGCATCCTGTTCAACCACGAAGGGCCGTGGCGCGGCGAGACGTTCGTCACCAAGAAGGTCTGCGCCCATGCGGCCCGCTGGGCGCGGGGCGATCGCACGCCGCTCCGCCTCGGCAATCTCGACGCCCGGCGCGATTGGGGCCACGCGGCCGACTATGTCGAGGGCATGTGGCGGATGCTCCAGCAGGACGCGCCAGACGATTACGTGCTGGCGACGGGCGAGTCGCGCAGCGTGCGCGAATTGGTGAAATGCGCCTTTGCCGAGATCGGTGTTCGCCTCTTGGCCGACTTCGACGGGCGCGTTTTCTGCGAAGACGGCCGCGAAGCGGTCGTCATCCCCGATACTCGCTATCTGCGCCCGCTCGAGGTTGACTATCTGTGCGGCGACTCCGGCAAGGCGCGGCGCGTGCTCGGCTGGGAGCCAAGGATCAAATTCGACGCGCTGATCCGCGAGATGGTGCGGGCCGAGATCGGGGCGCTGGACGGCCGCAAGGCGGCATGACCAACCCGCCCTACAACCTGGCCGGCAAGCGCGTCTGGGTCGCCGGTCACGGCGGCATGGTCGGCGCGGCGCTGGTCGAGCGGCTGAGGCAAGAGGATTGCGAGGTTCTGACGGCGCCGCGGGATTGGCTTGATCTGCGGCGCCAGGCGGACGTCGAGGCCTGGATGGCGCGCGTTCGGCCGCAGGCGGTGTTCATCGCCGCTGCCAGGGTCGGTGGCATCCTGGTGAACAGTGAATATCCCGGCGACTTTCTCTATGACAACCTGATGATCGCGGCCAACGTGATCGCCGCGGCGCACGCGCATGGCGTCGAGAAGCTGCTGTTCCTCGGCTCGTCCTGCGCCTACCCGAAATTCGCGCCGCAGCCGATCACGGAGGGTGCGCTGCTCACGGGACCGCTTGAGCCAACGAATCGCGCCTATGCGGTCGCCAAGATCACCGGCGCCGAGCTGTGCCGGGCTTATCGGGCACAATGGGACCGCGACTTCATCACGGCCATGCCGACCAACCTCTACGGCCCGGGCGACCACTACGATCCGGCGACCAGTCACGTCTTGGCGGCGCTGATCCGCAAGGCGCATGAGGCGAAGGTCTCGGGCGCCGACGAGATGGTCGTCTGGGGCACGGGCCGGCCGATGCGCGAGTTCCTGCACGTCAGCGATGCCGCGGACGCGCTGGTGTTCCTGATGCGGCACTATTCCGGCGCCGAGCCGGTCAATGTCGGCGTCGGACGCGATATCTCGATCGCCGATCTGGCGCGCATGGTCTGCGACGTCATCGGCTTCCACGGTCACCTGCGGTTCGATGAGACGATGCCGGACGGCACGCCGCGCAAGCTGCTCGACGTGTCGAAGCTTACCGGCATGGGCTGGCGCCCCGGCATCCCGCTGCGCGCCGGCATCGACAGCACCTATGCCGCATATCTGCGCACGGGCCTCGCCGCCTAACTCCGGAGGGCCGATGGTCGGTATCCTGACG